GTGACTGAACCAAGTGAAGCAGTTACCGTAGGCAGAGCGACCACGGCTTGTGCGTTTACACCCGGAGATGAGAAACCTGCTGTAGCGCTTTGACCTGTTGGTGTAACGTTTGCCTCTGCATCGGTAGCTACCGTGCCTAAAGCAGAAGTAGCGCCTTGCCCTGTAACCGTTACGTTAGCTTCAGCATCAAACGTAGGTGTGCCAACGGATCCTGTGGCTGCGAGCCCTGCAACACCTATTTCTCCACCGGCTACGATAGCTACACCGCCTAACGCCGATGTTGCTGACTGCCCTGTAGGTGTTACGTTAGCTTCAGCGTCGGTGGTTACGCTTACCGAGCCTACTGAGCCCGCAAGACTTGGTAGAGTTGCTATGGCCTGTGCGTTAACACCAACGCCAGATACCGCTGACGTACCCGCTTGACCGCTTGGACTTATGTTGGCTTTACCAACTTGCGAGGTAGTACCTAAAGCAGAGGTGCCTGCTACACCTGATATTTCTACTTGTACGGAGGTTCCGCCTAATGACGCAAAAGGCGACTGGGAAAAGGCGGATATACCAAACATATTAGCTCTCCGCTATGTCGTTGATGGTTTTGGTTTCGGTTTCTTTTATTTCTACAGACGCAGTAAGTTGTTGTTCAAAGACAGAGAGTGCTGCGGACACTACATCTGTTTGACGCATAAGGTCTTCTTTTTTCATGCGTAGTTCTTGTATTTGACTCAACAAGTATTTTTGCTGATCGTTAAGATCAGCTACTTCGTAGTCTTGGTCGTTTATGGTAATCGTGTCTGGCATTAGCTACTTATCGTTTTGGTGACAGATGTAGGTGTAATCTTTGCAGCTATGTTAGCATCAAGACCAGCTTTCATTGCAGTAACTTCATCAGCTCCTAAAGCTGCTTCAACCCAACCTTGCACATCGCTTGCTGTTAAGTCTGCAAAGGCTTTGAAGCTTGATAAATCAGAAACATCTAAAGGCTGACTGCCATATACACCTGCAGTCCAGTTGTTACCTTCTGAGTCTTTATTAGTGTCATCAGTAGCTGTTAGTCTCCAGTGAACATTATGCACTACATCGGACTTAGAATCCTTTGTAGGATAAGTGTCAACGGTACTTACATCCCATGTGTATGATATTGCCATTTTATTCTCCTTTGAGTGTGTTAATTTCAGATTGTAAGGCTTCAATCTGTGTTTGTTGTTCTTGTATAGATTTTACTAATGCTGGAATAAGCCCGCCTTGTGCAAATGATTTTGCATCAGGTAATTCCTCATGCTTCCAACCACCAATAAATTCTTCAAAACCAGCTTCTTCTGCTTCTTGAGCAATAAAACCAGATACATTTTTTTTATCTGTGCCTTCGCCTTTTTTCCAATCAAAAAGTCTAGGCTTCAGTTTTAAAATATCTTCTAAACCTTTATCTAAAGGTCTTATATTTTCTTTTAGTCTTTCATCTGAAATTGCAGAAATAGAAGCATTAGTTGCGTTAACTGTTCCATTGTAGCCTACGAAAAATCTAAAAACAGAACCATTGTGCATTGAAAAACCCTCACCAGAATCACTAGCACCGACTAAATAACAACGACCATTTCCATCATCTTTTAATTTCACCCCAGCACCAGAATCTTGCTCTGCACTTGTAGTTCCTAAAAGCAAGTTACCAGAAGAATCAATTCGCATTCTTTCTGCTCCTGCAGTACCAAAATTCATATTATCGTTAGTGTGTTGATATTGAAGATACCCACGATACGAAGCATTACCAGATGTACCATCTGCCATAAAGACAGATGATTCTCCAGAAGTACCACCTACGATGGTCATACTTGCGTTACCGCTTGTGTTTGTAAGAACTATTCGGTCGGAAGCATTATATGTAGTTAAACCCATATGTACGGTATCGCTGCCGCCAACTTTAAAGTCTATTTGATCATCTGTACTCGCTGTAATAGATGTGTCTGCATCGGCATCGAGAATCATCTCGTTACCGTTTAAATCTATTTGTGAGTTTTTAGTTATTGCCATTAGCTACCCTCTAAGGTTTCAATTCTAGCTTTTAAATCTTCAATAATAGTTTGTTGTTCTTGTGTTGCTTTGAACAACATTGGAATCATTCTAGTAGCTGACAATGTTTTAAAATCATCAACTTCTACATTTTTTATTTTCCTTGTTATTGTTTCTACATATTGTGGAGCAACTTCTTCAACTTCTTGTGCAATAAATCCATAACGAATTTTATCACTAGCTGAAGCCATCAAAAGATTACCCTCATCGTCTGTTGAATCATCATTATATTTAAAAGTAACTGGTCTTAATTTTTTCACTATCTCAAGACCATCAGTTAAATTATTTATATCTGTTTTAACTCTTACATCTGATAATGAAGAAACAGAGCCATCATTTGTAGCTGTATCTCCATTTTGTGCTACCTGAAATGTTAGGACATAAGAACTTCCTGATGACGTATATCCACCAAGAGTGCCGTTGTTTACAGTCCATGCAGCTCTGACATTGTAATTTGATGTGTGATACCCTGCTGCTATCCATGTCCCCAAACCACCATTAGTAATTCCGTAAGATGGGTAAACATTTGCAAGAGTTCCGCCTTTTAACTCTATTGCAGGATAATTGCTGTTGTTTGCGGTAGCTCCTTCTACTGTCATATAATTTGCCGCAGTAGAACCTCCACCTGTATTTGTTATGTGTAACCTACCTGAAGGACTTGTATTTCCAATTCCAACATTACCAGAAGCATCAATACGCATCCTTTCTGTATTATTTGTTCCAAACAACATTGGTGCGCTAGGCATATGGATTATTTGCATAGATGTATCTACTGATTGAATAAATGATTGCAAAGTTCCATCATTAGCAAATTCAAAAATCCCACCTGAAGCTCCATTTATTGTTAAGTTTCCATAAGATGAAGCTCCTCCTGCAAGTGCAAATGAACTACCATTTATACAAACATCTTCATTTTCATTTATAGCTATAGCAGGTGTCGTACCGACAGTAGAACCTTTACCAATAATTAAATCATCGGCTGAATCATCCAATCCTATGTAATAGTCTTGAGCATTACCGTCAAAAACTATTTTAGTGTCCTCGGCTGCTCCACTACCAATAGTGAAACCTGCTCCTGCATCAAATAATTCTACTGGTACTTTAGTTGTCATTAGCTGCCCTCTAAGGTTGTTATTCTAGCTTTTAAATCTTCTATTATGGTTTGTTGTTCCTGCGTAGCTTTTATTAAAACATCTATCAAAGCAGTTTTACTTAAAGTTTTATAAGGATTTTCAAGGTCATCTTCTGGAGCTGAACCATCTTGTGTCGAATCCATCACGCTTATAGCAGCAGGATAAACACTCTCCATTTCTTGAGCCACATAACCTACAATTTTAGTTTTGCTTGTATCTCTTTTTAAATTAAATTCTCTTTGCCTAATATTTTTTAAAGTATTAATACCTTCTAAAGTAGAGTCAACAATATTTTCTTTAAGTCTTTCATCTGATGCCTGAGTTATTGCTAAAGTGCCGCTTTCATGTGTTATATATCCTAATACATGACCATCCCCATCATCACATCTAAGGTGATAAATCACACCACTTGCATCATCTGTACCAGCTACAATTCTTATGCCATATCTGTTGTTATTATTACCATCATGGTAAAAAAGACCTAAATATTGTGAAGCATCATCTCCGTAGATATAAAGTTTTTCACCCGACGCTGCGATGCCAACACTAAGCTGCCCATTTGGTCCTATACGCATCCTCTCGCTTTGTGCTGTATAAAAAGTTATGCCATCGTGTCCATACAATCCCAAAGCATCGTTATGTGCTCCCGATTGGTCTGCAGCTTGAAAACCAATACCCCCACTTTCGTCAGGGGAATAGCCACTTCTTAAAGATATGTAATGACCTGTAGCATCTCCAAAACCGTCAACTGTCAACGCACTACCTAATGTGACATTAACATTTTCATCTATAGAGATAGCTGGTGTTGTGCCGACTGTACTCCCTAATCCTATGAGCAAATCATCAGCAGAGTCGTCAAGACCTATGTAATAGTCTTGAGCATTACCGTCAAAAACTATCTTAGTATCTTCTGCACCTGCGTCACCAATAGTTAGAGTAGGTGTAGTACCTTTAAGTGTCATAGCACTATTAGTTAGTGTTAGTACCTCAGTACCGGCAATATCCATTCTAATAGTATCTTCATCAGAACTTTCTTCGACCATCACTTTAGTATCACCATCAGCGTCTAATAATTGTGTAGCCGTATTGATTGTGGTTTGAGTAGCAACTATGGCTTCTACCTTAGTGTTGTTAGGTGGAGCTGCGGAAAAAGTGAGTGTTGTGCCTGATACGCTAAAGGTATCTTTGTTTTGATAAGTACCGTCTATATAAACTTGAACATTGTTTTCGTTGACAGGATCAGTACCAAGAGTCAGCGTAGTGTCGCTGCCGTCTCCTGTCATAGTAGATAAAGTATAGTTCGATCCTGATACACCAGCTTTGACAGAGTAAACAGTAATAACCCTACCGTTAGCAGGAGCTGTCGCAAAAGTTAGTGTCGTGCCAGATACTGAATAAACATTTTGTGCTTGAAACACACCGTCAACAAATACTAATAAATCGTTTTCGTTATCTATGGTTTGAGAAAGCGTGAAGGTTGTATCCGAACCATCGCCTGCAAAAATGTTAGTAAAAAAAGAGTTTGACGATCCAAAGGATCCCCAAGCAGAACCTAAGTAACCTTCAAATCTACCTGTTGTTGTGTTGTAACGAAAGTCACCAGCAGCGGGTGAGCCTGCTCTTTGTGCGGTTGTACCTGTTGGCACGTTAAGAGCTGTATCAAGCTCTCTGATTGTTTTGCCTGCCGGGAGAGTACAGAACACATCTTTTGTGCCTGCACTAAAATTAACAGCGCTGTCGCTGTTAGAACTAGAAAGGATAGTTGTTCTAGATAGCGTGTCTGGCGAGGCATCGGTAACTGTTCCGATACCTACTTCAAACTCCGCTGTACCTTGGCCTGCAATACAGTAGTAAGTAACGTTACTGTTACCTATACCAGCGACAAAGGTTTCAAAACCGGTAGCCGCACCCGCTAAATTTAAGGTGCCTGTACCAGTTGTAGTGGTAGTTTCCTTTACCCTGTCGTTAAGGACGAAAGCCACTTTGCTTTCTCCTTACGCTATTCTAATAATAGCTGTAGACGCAGCGGCGGCAGGAAATACTATTGTAAAATCACCAGCAGTGGATGTCTTATCTCCACCAAAATCTATGGTAGCAACTGATTTATCACTATTAGTGTCGTTGTAAATCATACAACCTCTAGCAGTAATCGTAGCCGTATTAAAAGTAAGGTCTGCGAAATCAGTAAACCCTGTAGTACCAGAACTTGTTGGTGCAACTTTAGTTAAAGTGCCTCCACCTGTAGTGTAGTTAGTACCACTTGCTTGACCTGTAGTAGTAAAAGCAGTTGTCGTAGCTCCTAAAGTTGCTGAAGACGTGTAAAGCGCTAGTTTAAAAGCGTTACCGTTAGTAGCAAAATTATGAGTTGCCGTTAAAAGCTCTTTTTTAAAGCTGGTTGTCAGCGTAGATGTTATAGCCATAATTATATCCTTTTTACTATGTTAGCTAGTTCTTCTTCTCCTCCCTTTAACAGTTCTTGAATCAAACTAGCTTTGTAAGATTTTATAGCATTTTTTATGTAAATTAAACAAACCTTTTTTATCTCCTCTTCGTATGCTTTTGCTTGCGCTTCGATATGCGGTTCTAAATCCTCAGAAGTGCCTACTAACTTCTCTGTTAATCGCTCTGCCCAAAACTCTGGTGGATGGCCACCGTAATTAGTTGTTTTTGCTTCGATGATTCCTAGCTCTGGTAATCCTTCGGGTGTTATTTTATCTACCATTTTTTTGGCTCCGGTGGTTTTAAATGAGAGTCGTAACGATCAATTAAGACATTTTCTTGTTGCACAATGCTGCGCACGGCTTCGCTTTTTCTTCTTACCGTTAGTCCTGTATCTTCAAGCACAGGAACTAGTGGATCCGCTAATCTGTGATAGCCGTAAAGTTTTTCTTCGTCAGGCACGTCTGCGTCTAACAGTCCGCTGGTCTTTGCTACCTCTATCTGCATCCCGGCATCGCTGCATTTAGACAGCCAAAACTCTGTGCAAGCTCTTCCTGATTCAGCGAAGTGTATGTTTTCTTTGTATGAAAAATCTACGCCAAAAAGTTTTAGCGTGCCGACTTGTTGATACAAAGCAAAAGCCACTGCATACGCTGTGGTGTTGTTTAGATAGTGACAGTTTGTAGTAGAGACAACTTCTTTTATAGGGTAATCAACTAAGCCCGGACAGCGATCATCTAGCTCACAAGTGTAGATAGGACCTTTGTGGTTTAACAACACTTCGCTCATGCCGCTAGTTTGTCCGCCAGCATCATCGGTGTCTAAAAATCTAGACGCCGGGTCCATCATAAAAACTCTATCGTGATAGATTACGTTGCTGACTGCATTGATAGCCCAAACTTCATCAAAGTTGTGGCCGTGTGATTTAGCTAAACAGTATTCAAACCAAGATCTACCTAGTCCGACTATTGCTACTGTCTTGCCTTTTAATTTTTCTTCGATCAAATTATGTTACTTGAGAGCGCAGTGAATCATAGCGATACTCGTCACGTCTGCCTCTAGCTTCCGCCCTGTTCTTGAGTCTATCTATTTCAGCCATAAATCTAGCTTCATACTGTTGCTGTATGTCTGGCTCCCCTTTCATAAACGTATATGCCTCTGCTAGCGCTCCGTACAACAAGGCATTTCTAGCGTTGTTAGATAGCCAAGTGCCTGTTGTGCTAGATACTAAACTAGCAGGTTTATACAAATAGTGTAGCTCTACACTGTACGAGCTGTCTGGAACAGGAGCCAATATTATTGTGCTGCCGTTATCAGAGCCCGTTGAAAGTTCTTTATCAAAGTCCGCGTAATACCTAGGTAAAGCTCGAAGCGAAGTATCGCTTGGATCTTTATTATATTCCTGCATAAAACTAGTGTGCTTCTTGCTTAAAAAGTGGTAATCGCTGCTGCCGTCTATGACAGCTAGTGAAAAGCTACTTATGAAATCGTCTGGGCAAGTTAAGAATCGATTGCCCGCTGTTACTGTTCCTTGTACGTTTTTTCTAAATACATCGAACTGAACCAGTTCAAATATTCTTTCTTCTGTGGTTTTTATAATGTCGTTCAACGTATTCGTAAACGTAGTCTCACTATTCTCTACGTAATTTTGAATTAGCGTTTTAAATTCTGTTAACGTCATATCAAGGTGTATTAGCTGTACCACCCATACCAGAGTGGTTTGTACAGTAATAATATAATGTTGGCGCCCCAGAAGCTACCGTTATTTGAGTGTACGCGCCTGAGCTGCCCGGTGTTCCGTTAGTGGTTACTCCCGTGGTGTATTCAGAACCCCCGCCGTGCGTACCGTCTGATGTGGTAGAAAATCTAAGCGGATGTCCGCTATTAGTGCCGTCTGATTGATCAAACTTATAAGTGCTGCCCTCGCTTAAAGTTACGGTCGCTTGTCTAGAACCATTAATGTAATACTTATTAGCTCCGTAGTAACTGGCTACTGTTACTGTGTACACAGTATCTGCGGTAACGCTTACTGAACCTAGAGCCGATGTAGCTGCTTGACCGCTAACACTTACTGTATCTGTTATTGATCCTGATATGGTTACAGTTCCCAAAGAAGCCGTGGCCGATTGACCTGTAGCGGTTAAAGGATTATCTGTTATGGTAACGCTGCCAAGTGCTGTAGTGGCTCCGTCTAGGCTAAACGGACTGCCTACTATATCGTTGGTTGCTCGCATGTCTGTACCAAGAACTCTAACAATACCTTTATCAAAACCTTGATCGCCGGTTCTAGGATCAGGTCTTGGATCTCTTAATGCTTCTGGATCAGCTGGTTGTGGTCTTGGTTGTAGTTGCGGGTGTTTAGGACTGTAGTCCTGCGGACAAACTTTTAGTCCGTCCCATTGTTTTTTAAGTTGGTTTAAACGATATCTCTGTCCACAAATATCGCAAATGCCGTATGCTTTCTTTCCTAGTGCAAAACTCATTTCTTCCTTGCTTTCCTAATAGCGTCTTTACCGCGTTTAAATATGTTAACGACTTGGCTTTTACCCATAACCTTTGCTCTTTGTTCACCTACAGTAAGTATTTGTATTTTACGCGCAAACGGCTTTTTAATCTTTTTTACTTTTGCTACGGTAGCGCGTGCGTCTGCTGGAGTAGCAAACTTAATCTTAACCGTGTCTTTGGGATTTTCGTCTGTGTAGAGTCTTCTGCCTGAGCCTTTTGGTTTCTTACCTGTGCCGACTCTTGGGTCCTTCTTTTTTCTAGGCATCAAATAATAGTTCTGTTAGGCAAGAATCTTGAACTAACACTATCTATGTCCTCAAACGCTGCCCTATCAAACTCCTCGTCGTAAATTTGTTTCATTATCTGTATCTTCTCTGGTGCTCTTTTCATAGCTATGTAGTAAGCCAGCCCGGATACCATGCACGGTATAAACCTAAATACTATTTCCATGTTGTTGGTATAGTCACCGACGTCTTGTATTCTGGTTAGTGCGTTGTATTTAACTATGTCAGTAGAGTTTTCTGGTGTTGGAAAAAGTTTGATTTCCGGAGTTGTTTGTCTATCTAAGAAAAACTGATTAGGCCTAGCCTGTAAAGTTTTTTCTGGGGTAAACAAATAATCCGATCTACTGATTCTTTCTAGTTGTATATCTGTGCTGCCTCTTGTTACGACAGCTTCTGTTATATCAATAATATCTGTGTCTAAACTGTAGCTTGATGTGCCTTGAGTAACGGTAAAACTACGCTGCGCTACCGTCCATTGATTCAAACCACGATTAGCCCAATCGGCCATCATAATGTTTAAAGATCTTCTAGCCGTATCTAAATCGTAGCCTGTTCTGAGTTCTAACCCACAACGTTCGTACGCTTCTTCGATAAGCTCGTCTATTGTTAAGTCAAATCCTGTTGATCCTGAAGTAGCCATATTGTTTCCTTTTGTGGTGTAACCGGGCAAGAACAGTTGCCCGGTTACTCAAACGATCACAAATATTCTCTCTTTAGAAATGTTTTGTCAAAACTAAAATGATTGAATAAGCATCACCATCTGAGTGTCCCACCGTTGTAAAGTCTAGATCTCCTGTCTTACCTGATCCAGCATTGTTAGGAATACCTGTGAATAAATCGTAGTATTCGTCACCTGTGCTGTCCGCTGGTAAAGGGATTGCTAATACGTTAGTTGACGCATCGAACTCGATGTCAACTCCCATACCTCTACACGCCCAGTAGATTCTTGAGATAGTAACAGCTGTGCACGAATTACCGTCACTGTCTGCTGCTAGTGCTGAAACATCTACTTTTTTAACAGAAGCCTCTCCTGTTCCGTCAGACTCGTTTGTAAACTTCAAGATGGCAGTTCTACCGCCATCTTGAATAGTTTGACTTGTTACTGTATCAGCCATAATTTATCTCCTATTACGCGTCAGCAAATGGAGTAACTATAGTGCCTGAACCTAAGATGATTCCTTCTACTGCATATTTAGCAGAAGCGATAGCAGTTACCTTAACGATACTCCCTGCTAGTCCACCTTTTGTTGATCCGTTCATTGTAATTACGTCGTTACTAGCGCCTGATATAAAAGTTTTACCAGTAGAATCGTCTTTACCAGAGTAAAGGCCACCAACAAACTTATCGGTACCATCGGTTAAGATGTCCATGTCAGTAGCTGCTGTTTCTACTACGAAGAAGAAACTAGCTCCTAAATTATTTAATTGATTAGGATCGTCGTCTCTGCCCGGAGCAGTAGCAACAATACTAGGTAAAGTAAACTTACCGTCAGCATCGTTAGTAGTTAAAATTTTTCCCGCGTGTGCAGCCACAGTTAAAGTTGTGTCTGCTGTTAAACTGACCACAGCCGCATTACCAGCAGAGATAAATCCTGCTAGTGATTTGACCGGTCCACTAAAAGTTGATTTTGCCATATTAAGTCTCCTTAATTACGTTTATCGTCTTGGCGAGTCTGCTAGGGCAGTCGATAAACCATTAATTTTATCCCTAGTTGATTACTAAGATTATATATGAAATTAAGGGAATACAAGAAAAAAGTTGCCGGGTTGAGTGAGAAACCCCCGGCAAAGGTTCCTTTAGAATTGAACTGTTATGCTCCGGGAGAACCGAATACACATCTTGGATCCGAGAATCCAAAAGAGTATCTTTCTCTAGCCTTGTACCTAACGTTACCAGTATCGAAGTCTGCTTCCATTGAAGTTCTGATTGGTGACCTAGCGAACATTTTAAATCCGTTTGGTGCATCAGTCTTAATAAAGAAAGCATCAGTGTCTGTCAAATAGTGGTTAACTACATACCCTTCAGGCAGCATACCCATGTTTCTGATAGCGTTTACATCGTTATCAGAGGTAGCTGTTCTTAGAGTTGACTCAAGCAATCTATCAGCAGTGAATTGTAGCTCTTTTGGAATAATTAATTTCATTCCTTGTACTGCTACTTTTAATCCACGTTCGTCTACGAACGCCGCAATATCAATTAATGCTTGCTCAAGAGAAGTTTCATTTAAGTCAGCTGAAGTAGAGAGTTCATTACTAAGACTACCACCACTAATAGTGGGGTGATCTGTAGCGCAAAGCTCTTTACCGTCACCGCCAGCGAAACTGCTGTTGAAGGCATTATTTAAAACTGAGGCTGCTTTAATTTGCTTGGTGTTTGACATACTTCTAGCCAAAGCTCTTGTGTATCTTGCAGACAATCTGTCATACAAGTTATCTTCAATCGCTTCTTCAGTGATACTGAAAGCTAAGGCAACTGTTTCGTGAGTGTAACGAGCTGTGAATGATTCTTGCGCTGTGTCAAAAGCCACTCCTGCTCCCTCAGACTTAACAGGTGCTGCATCAAATCCGGATAACATTACCTCTTCTTCAAAGGCACGATCTGAAGTCTCTGTGTCGAAAATTTCGGCATGTTCGTCTTCGTATCTGTCGTACTCTAATCCAAAAAGTGCATTTAATCCGGGCTCTAGTTCTTTTACTAATTGTGCTCTAGATATTGCCATCTTATGTACCTGCTACGGGACCTCTGTACGCGTGCTCATTAATTTGAACAATCAAATTAGTGTGCGTTGTACCGAGTTCGTCGTTCTTTGGTCCTTGGTCTACACCAACTATTTTGAGCTGTAAGCCCTGAGTAGTTGCCGCAGTCGAAACGTCAAGTTCTCTGGAGGAGATTCCAGTTGTAGTGCTTCCACTTGTTCCAACAGTATCAGCGTTCTTCCCTACGTTTGCTTGAGCAGTGTTCGTTGCCGAATCACCTTGTATCAAAAACAAAGTATTAGGGTCGTCGTAAATGTATACTTCAATGTCACCTGAGCTAGCAGTAGTGCTTGCTACATAATGATTTTTGTATACAGGTCCGTCTGAAGATTGGTAAAACACGCCATTAAATACACCAACAATGTTAGCGTCACTTACACCAGCTTGCTCAATGTAACCACCGTTAAATTTAACGAGATCACCTTGGAAGATAGTAGTGCCATAACCTGATGGATTAATTAAGTATTTATTAGCGGATGGGACAGCACTTGCTGGGTTAAGTCCTTTGTAAGGTCTTAAACCAAAAGCTGCATCTACATTAGCCATTAAACTTTTCCTTTTTACAAATTAAAATTAAGAAACAAATTTGATTACTCGCCTCTGTTTCCGCCAAATGTTACGCGACTTTGTCTATTTTTATTAATAGGCATGGCTGGATTTTCTTCCTTCATCAAATCGTTATCTACTGATAGCATTTGATCTCTAGTTTTTGCTTGAAAGTATTGACTTCTTTCATCTACAGTTTCCCTTGGGATTCTGCAAAGCAATAGACCGCCAACACCAATTACACCTGCATACTTACCGTCACCGATGGATGGATATTCAAAGTCAGGATATTCGTCAGCACGAACGGGCTCCCAGCCTTCTCTAAGTCTGGCGCTTGCGTTCTTAGTGTCGTCATATCCCCTGACTTCAGTTCGTACCCATCTGTGTACGTAACCTGCGGGTGGCTCTGGTGCATCCAAAGCGGAAGGAGGGGCCCAAGGTCTTCTTTGAGAAGTTTTTTCTCTGGACTGAGCCTCGCGTGGTTCACGAGTTTCGTCGTTTTGTTTTTTATCTACCATTATGTTATCTCCACGTTATTTAACATACTTCGCGTATTCTTCAAGTGGCACACCCAATTTTTTAGCTATCGATACCTGTGAAGGTGTGAGTTTCACAGATTTGCTGCGTCCAGTTTTTGCACTGCGTTTAGCAGATGCAACCGCTTGAACGGGTCGGTTTTTAGTGGATGAGTCTTCATCAAACTTGTGAGGAAACTCATCTCTAATTCTTTTGTCCACTTCAGTATAATACTCATCACTACTCGGATCAAATCCTTCTTTAACTAGATCTTCGTGAATTGCAAAAGAAGTCATGGTCATAGCTCTGTCCTGCCCGAACCATTGATTGTCTTCTGCCCACGTTTCTGCCTTTGGATCAGGGTCTGGATACTGAGGTTGCTCGTATGTGGGGTTTTCAGTTGTAGGGGCTTGCTCTGCCTCAACGGGTTTTGCAGCTTCCCTTTCCTTGTTAGCGCGTTCTAGCCCGCTGGCGTCTGCCGCCAAAGCAGCTAGTCTTTGCTGTGCTTCTGTTTGTTTGTCTATGTCTCCGTCTTCGTTAGCTTTTCTTAAATCGGATTTTGCTTTTTCGGTTTCTGCCGTTACTCTGTTGGCTTCGGCTAAAATGTAGTTTGAGTCTAGTTCTTGTGTCTTTGTTTTTAAATTATCGTTTTCTTGCTTCACGTTGTTAGCAAACTCTGTTGCCGCTTGCTCTCTACGTTCTGCTTCTCTTAGTTTCGCTGTTAGTTTGTCGATTCGTTTTTGTACGCCTTTGCTATATTCTTCTTGTTCTTGTTCGGCAGCTGATACTTCAGGTTGTGCTTCTTGCACCTCTTGAACTACGGCAGCTGGTTCGTCAGTAGTTTCTTCTGGTAACGCTACTTCTACTTCTCCGCCTTCGGTATCCATAGGCACCATTTCGTCTGCTTGACTTAGGTTTGAAAATTTATCATCTGGCATGGTCCTCTCCATGTTTAAAAGTTGTGAATAATTGATTCAGGATCAGCTACTGTTGCGATGATTTCATCATCGTTCAGTATCTTGATTTCTCCACCATCGATGTCAATTCTAGAGCCTGCGTATCTCGCGTAGAGTACCCAGTCTCCTTCCTTACACCATGGACCTGTTTTAGAGAATCTCTCGCCGTCGTACGCGAGCGAGCCTGTTTTTAGTACAAGGCCCAACACCGTAGCGGCTTGTTGTCTTTCGAGTGCTTTGCTAACAAGGTGGATCCCACCGTCGCTAACTTTTTTACCTTGGTACGGCAACACCATAATACGCCAACCTGTTGGCGCGGGTAGTTGGTCCAAGACACTGTCTGTTATCTTTTCTGGATTTAATGTTTGCGGATCTGTTTCTTTCTTTCCGCTTTCGTATATTTCTTCAAGTGGCAATTTGCCTTGCTTCTTCTCTGCCCACTTTTCTTCAAGTGTCGTCTTCGTCATCGAACGTCTCCATTTTCTTTAAAAGGTTTCTAACTTCTTCGCGTACGTAATTTAAAGCTTGCACTTGACCGACAAGATTTTGGTACTGTTCGTGTGATTCGATTGAACCTGACAGCATTATCTCTTTTATCTGCTCTTCCTTTGAAGAGATGGCGCGCTGAACCATTTGCGCGAAATTAAGTTCGTCTATTTTAGCCTCCGCTATTGCGCTCCCGATCAGCTTGTATCTTCATGGCAGCGATGTCTTCTTGCGATTTTATCTTTTCTTCGTCAATTTCTAAACGTTTTTCTGCTATTTCTTTATCGTCTTTATTTTCTTCGGCTCTGATCTGTAGTTCTTGTGCTTTTAGTTCTGTTATAGGATCGGAGTCTACTTTAAGTATCTCGTCTAGTCTAGGCATTAACTGTTGCATAAGTTCTAATTCTGTCTGAGCTTTCATGTTTTCTAACATTGCATTTGGCATGGGCGGTTGTCCTTGGGCCATCGCCTGCTGGTTCATCATCTCTTGTTGTTGCATCTGCATAGCTAGTTCTGGGTTCTGTTCCATCTGCATAGCCAGTTCTTGTTCGGCTTGCATTTGTGCCATGAGCGATACGTGTTGTAGCACATGGCTAACCATCAACGATACGGTAGCTGGGTTGGCTTGCAAATATTTGTT